GTACCATACTGTAAATATGGTTTTGGCCTATTCCTCGTGTGTGAAAATTATAATCACCGATATTTTTTTTACAGAGGCTAAAAATATTGGTCTATTTGTAATATTTAATCTTCTAACAGCTTCCGTATCAATTCTGCATTCTTCGGGTCGTCAGCATTGATATTCTCCTTATCGTCAAAAATATTGAGTTTCTTTCTTTCCTCTGCAGTAAGGCATATTGTAGTGATGGCATCAGCCATCAGCATCCTTAAGTTCGTATGGCTGATGCCCCACACAACATAGTCCATCGTCCACCCGTAGCGTTGGCAGGCAAAGTCAATCAGTGTACCATAGGTGCTGTTCCCTCCAAACGTAACGCTTCCGCTGTCATTCTTTATATCGGCTATGCGCTTCCTTTCTTTCCGTTCCTTGTCTATCCCCAAATATTGAGTGTAGTACTCGATATTGTCCCCGGTAAGCACAAGCATAAGCAATGTTGCCAGTTCTTCGGAGTCAAGGGATTTGGAAAAATAGTTTGAGCGTGACTCTACTTTGCTGTTGTTGAAAATATCATCTTTCTTTCTGAATGTATAGTATGACAATATGCGGCAGACAATATCTTTCTTGGCTTCCGATAGTCTTAACGCTTCCATATATGGATTTGCGGCTATAATGTTCTTATCTACGTTAAGCTCATCGAATAATCTTGCAAGTAGATATGTTTTACCGAGTGTTGAGGGATATATAAAAAAAGACTGGTTGCCAACGGTAAACCCAAACGGTCTTTCCATGATGGCATCGGCAATATCCATTTCTATGCGGTTCTTATCTTCCATAATAAACAAGGATTAGGGCAGAATGATGGATTCAAACCACCGCCTCATACTTTTCAAGTATGCGTGCTGTCGCTGCACTAATTCTGCATAAGCAGGTTTATCCTCCAACCTGCCAAGGGCGTCTAATTCCGCTTGCCATTACTCGTTTGAAGATTCATCAACCGGCAGCAGTGTACTTTGCTGCAACCTCAACGACTTCACCTTCCTTAATAGTGGCAGACGTTTGCGCCGGTTTGGTCTTGCCGCTTACATCCTTGTACTGGATGGTGACACTACCTTTAGTCGCAAATACCTGTACACCGCTTTTATGCCAGTCGCTTTCGGTGGATAGTCTCCACATGCCGGCTCCACCATCATCAGAGATGACTACTTTCAGGCTGCCGGCACCGCTAAAATTTACGACTTCATGCTTCACTTGGTTTCCAGTTGCTGGTTTCAGAACATCAAAAGTGTATTTCCATTTCTTACCGTTGTCGGTGTCGAAGGTTTCTTCCATGGACATAGTGGAGCGGTCAATGACAATACCTTCAACTGTAGGATCTTCCGGCTGGAGTTTTACGGCATATTCACCGGAAATAACACCGTCAACATCTTCAACAGGCTTTGCGCGGCCTTTACCTGCACGGATTTCAAATTCAAATGTGTAAGTATTGGCTGCGTATTTTACAGCTTCATTTTCTCCACCTTCAATTTTAGCTTCCTTTTTGGCGCCTTTTGTTGGTGTCAACTTTGTTGAATTCTCAACCGGAGTAGGAATGTCAATCCAAGATGATGGAGCTTTGCCGCCATCACCTAACTTACCAATCTTAATAGTGGGTTTTCCCCATGATAGTTCCATACTTTATTCGTTATTTACTTTGTAAAACAATTTATTGTTTATGAAGTGCTCATCTTTGCCGTTCACTTCAAGTACCCTTTGTTTATCAAGCGTAAAGCGGTAATTTTCTCCACGCCCTACTTCGAGAAGGTTATATGCAATCTTACACAACTCACGCAAGCGGATTGATTTTTCTTCTGCCTGACCGTTACGCATATCATCAGGGACATAGATATTCACATTTACAAAAGCTTCCTGCATTTGACCGGCTTTATTGTCAAGGATAGAGATTACAATATCCTCTTTGTCAGAATTGGCAGGGCGTTTTGTTTTCTTCAACTTCCCGGTAACAGCCTTTTCAAGAGCAGAGCCTTTGATGAATTTGTAAATATCATCCTTGATTTCAATGTCTGACTTCATCATAGTGCGAGTTGATTTTTGAGTTTTACCATCATCTTAGGAAGTTCACCTCTTGCAAATAATTCAGCGGAAGCAAGCACATTTTTGTTATCCATAGCCTCTACAAGTTCGGCATAATTCATCCCGGCAACGACTATAAGGGCGTAGCCGCTTGTATGTTTCTTCGCAAGTTCTTCTGCAAGTTCTTTTCCTTCCATTGGCCCATCCGTACCATTCTTTACTTGGTTAAACTCTGAATACTTGATGATTTTACCGTTGTGAACGATTACATAACCAATGGAGCTACGCAAGTTTCCCGACTGGTCGAACCAGCTTGCTTCCTGCGGTCTGTCCCTTGCCTCTATAACGCATTTCTCACCAAGATATGCCAACGTTCGTATTGTAAACATTTCCACACGCTCGGTTTCTGCTTGTATGGCTGCGTTAATTTCGCTCATTGGCGTTGTCATTCTTATACCCATAGCTTCGTGCAAAGTTGATAGCGATGAAAACCTTTGACCTTATACTCAAGCTCAATACCTCCTAGAAGGGATAGTTTAATTTTATCGCCAATGGCAAACTCCCTACAATCAGCATCAAGACGGATAACGGCCGAATACTTCCTTACCACGCCATCCTCAAACTCCCTTTCCTCCGCTTTCCCGTTCGGAACATGACGGCATGGAATGCAGCCTACGTAACGGCTCTTGCCTTCGTGGTAGTCTCCATTATCATCCTCATATCCGGGGGTGGTCACTTGGTATTGAAGTCTGTGTGGTCTATGGTCAAGTATCATTCGTTATCCTCCTATATAAACAATAGGCTCTCCGGTCACTTTGTCCGCTTCACCTATTGAATTGTAGATTCTGTTCGCCAAAGTCAGTATCTTGTCCTTGTCAGTCTGACTGAAAGACACATCGCCTTCCGTGAAGTTGGGGGCCTGGATAAGACTTATAAGGCAATCGGCAACAGCACCTTTGAACTGTCTGCTTTGGAAGGTATCAATGGTGCATTCGTCACCACCGTTAAGACCTCTTTCAAGCAAACGGTTCTCGAAGAAGCCACTACTTAGTTTGTAGTGGACTTCATCTTGCAGTGCCTGCATTACAGTTTTCATAGCTATTCAGTAGCTTTATGGGGTTCTACTGCCGCTTTCAGGGCTTCTTCTTCAGCGTCATTCAGTTCGTTGACACGAGCTATCACCTTGTCATCGGCGGTTGTTGCAGTCTGTCTGCCACCGGAAATTTTGTTCAGTTCAACAACAAACTCGGGCTTCTTGTAAGTTGCTCCCCAAACGGTGATTTTCGCATCGCCACTGTCTTTGGACTCTGCTGCGGTGTCAACTTCTTGTGCTTCGGAGAAATCGTAAACGTAAATCTGGTCCACATCCTCGATAATAGGGGCTACAAAAGCCTGACCGGAAGTTATCTCTCGCAATGGGTTTACGAGCGAGTATTTGGATATCAGCTTGAAGGTATCTACAAGCTTGTAAATAACATTCTTGACAGGATTGGTCTGCTCTGCCAATCGCCCATAAACCAAAGTCCCGACAACTTCATTGCAGATGAAAATAAGTCTGTTGGCGTTCCAGGGTTTAATAGAACGCTTTTTACCGTTCTCTTCAAAAATGACAGAGCGGTCAATGATTTTAAACGTGACGCCACCGTTATCATCAGCAAAGGCCTCGTTGAATTTAGCACCGGTAGGAGTGGGAAGAACCGTATCCGGAGTGAATGATTGTCCGGTATAATTAGCTACAAGTTCTTTTGCTCCTTGCGTCTGTCTTAGTTTGTCGTAAGCGGATTTGGCAATGCAAATCTCAATGATTGAATTACCATCTGCATCAGCTTTGGCAATAACCCGTTTGATGTCTTCAAGAGAAATTTCA